AGTTTTCCTTTCAAATCAAATGTGTTGTCCAGCGCAATTGCAACATCGGCAAGCATAACATTAAATTGATCGGCAAACCGTGCAATGCCTGCAGTGAATGTGTTAGATGTTGCCGTGTCAATCGTGCCAATGCCCGTGACCTTTGCCGCCATTTGCTCCCGGTCCATCAGCGCCCGAATGGGTGCGCCAAAAACTTTGCTGACCTTTGCACCCAATTCAAATACTTGGTTGGCTGCGGCCAATCCCATCATCGGTGCCCGTATTGCGCTGAGTAATCCACCGCCCGCACCAGTCACACCACCAAGGAGGCCACCGCCCGATGCTGCACCACCTGCCCTTGGTGCCGCCGATGGTGTTGGTAATTTCGGTGCACCCTTTGCCGCTGCGGATATATTTTTAGCCGCGGCCGCGCCCGCCTGTTTCGCCTTGTCCAACCCGGCGGCAAATGGCCCAGCATCAAGGCCCAGCACCACGACGGGGTTTGCAATAGATGTTTTACCCGCCATTTGCCACCCCCTTTGCCTTTTGTGCAAACGCCGCCGCCATCGCCTCGAATCCGCCTGCTGTTTTATTCTCACCCCATCGCGGGATGAGGTCATTGACTTTTATTTTCGTCCGTGTCCAAGGTGCCAACATTGCCCCCTGGAGCATGGCATTCAAACAGTCCGCCCTAGCACCGCCCCAAGGCTCGATGCCCAGCAGCATGGCCCATTCTGCGAACTCGGCGGGATCCATGGTCGCCTCCAGTTCCGCCACGGTTCGCCCAAGGTGTCCGGCCAAAGCAAACGCTAATCTGCGCTCTGGCCGGTCTCGGAGTTTTTTTCCAGATCCGCCTGCGCCGAAGCGGCCAGCCCGTTGTATTCGCTTGCGATTTTGGCAAGTGCTCCGGCCGCATTGAAGGGCAGGTCGTCCACCTCGGCGGCGCTGATTGAGACACCCGCCTCATCGCACAAGGCCAGCGCAAGGATGGCCGCGAACCCGTCGAGGCCATCAAGGTTGATCAGCTTTTTTGCCTCGGTCAATGAGATCTTTTTAATCCACGTTGGGCCAACCATGCCGGGAACCTTCTCAGGTTTGCCCGGTTCATTCTCTACCTTCATTATCCGCAAAAACTTAAGCGCCATTTGGAATCTCTTAGGTGATGGTGATGCTGACCACCATGAAGGTAAACTCATAGGTCAGCGGGTCGCTGTTGTCCGCAATGCTCGGCGTGGTGATCTTGGTAAAATACCCGTTGAAAACGGCCGTGGTAATGTTGGGCGTGGCCGCAATGCTGCCGGATGTGGTCAGGGTCAAATAGGTTTGCGCCCGGCTGTCCAGCACGGTTTGGATACCCGTGAACTCGGCCTCGATGTAGTTGGCGGTCACGGTAATATCGCCAAAGGTTTTGCGACCTGGCACCCGTAGCTCGGTAGTCGCCGTAACTGATTGGATCGCCACAGACGCAAGGTTTTGGTCCAACCCCGATATGCTGGTTGGATGCGATATGCTGGTGGGTGTGGCACCATAAGTCAGGGTCGTGCCTTGGGGAATCGTGATTGCGGGAATCGTGGTCGGCATTGGTCATCTCCTTAGTAGGTGTTAAACAGAATCTGAAACTCCGGTAATTGTCCCTTCAAGTTCGCGGTACGGATCATCGTCACCGTCCCCAACATCCTCAATGGATGCGTTTACTCCGGCATATCGGAGCGCACAAACAGTAACGCCAGCCCTGGTCACGCGCCCAGCGTTGGTGGAAATCACACCATCGAGCGCTTTGTCAATCGCTCGCAATTGTGCGGCGGTTTCGGCCACCACCTTGATCTCCATCGTGGCAAACCGAATAGACGATTGGCCCGTGAGCGAGGTGAACGGCTCGGATGCCACCGAGTATGCCATCGCCGGGAATGATGCCTCTTGCGGAATGGAATCAGGATGGATGCCGCCGGGCAATTGCAGGTTCAAATCGGGATCGCCCAGGAGCAAAGCCCGCACAGCAACGCCAAAGGAAAAGCTCATGAGGTCGCCGCCTTTGTCGCTTTTCGTGCAGCTTTGCCCGCAACCGATTTGATCAGTTTTTCCATTTCTGTTTTCAGTTTTTCAACCGTTGCATCCGCCACCGCTCCCTTGCTGGATCGGTTGGCGTTGTCGATAAAGTTTGTTCCCTTGACCAAGGTGCGCCCACCGGCCGCCCGTTTTGCAAGTCGCCCTGCAAAGCCTTTGACCGCCGCCGTAATTAGCCCGGCTTTCTTAAAAAACTTTTTGCGTCTTTTTTGGTTCACATCGTACCAAGATCCAAGGATCCGATCCACGCCATTTGCTAGCAGGTTGCCCAAAGGCGCAAGCGCGCCAGCACCGCGGGAAACGCCACGGGTAACGGCCCCGGCGATCTTGAAACCGGCGAAATTTATCATGCGCCGAACGCTTGCAATTTTCCTGCCGGTCTTGCTGGTCTTGCTTTTCTTGCGTCCTATTTGTCCGGCTTTTCTTGCCTTTGCCATGAACCCGTATTCCACCAGGTGCGCATAGTGTGACGGGCGCTTTAGCGATTTTTCACCGCCGCCACGATAGCCAGGTTCCTTTACCTTTCGCGATGGTCCCACGATTGCGAATGGTGCGCCTTTCTTTGTCACTCCGTGTTTGACCACGAGTGACTTTTTCAAAAGCCCAGTTCTCGCTTCGAACCATTTTCGCTTTTTCGTTTTGCGCTTTTTCTTTGGAACGCCACGCTTGGCCGCCGCAAGCATGGGGCGAAGTCCACCGCCTAGCGCCCGCCCTAGAGCCGCCACTGCCGCCCGCGCTTTGACAATGCTCAGCATTTTCCTGCCAGCTTCTTCGATCTCTTTGCTCATGTTGGCCGTGTTTAGTTGCACCCGTGGCCGCACTATGTCCCACATCATGACGGCACCCCCGCCGCCATCGAGAGCGCTTCTTGTGCCACGAGGACCGTGCCGATTCGTGTGCCGTCAGGATCGCGAGGAGGCGTAGAAATGTTTAAGATGCGCTCCTCCCATTTGATCCGATGGTTGCTTTGGATGTCGGACCGATAGCGGATCAAAATAGAATGAACCGCGCTGGCGTTTAGTTGCATCCCGTCGATGGATTCGCTTGCGCCTGATTCGTTGATCTGCGCCCACACGGTTCCGTAAGTGGTCCATGATCGAACAGGTTGCCCAAGCTCGTCTTGGTAATCGGTTGGTGCCTGTAGTTCGATGCGATGTCGGAGGTCGCCGATTTTCATGAATACGCCCCCCAAATAAATTTGTTGGCAATAGCCTCAAACGCAAACGGAACTGTGCCGCCACCTGTTGGGCCAACCGCTTGGCGGTTCTCGAACCAGTGGCCAACCAAGAGCAAGACCGCCGCGTTGATCGACGCCGGAATGGTGGTAGTTCCCGCGGTGTAGGTCACCGTAACCGCGCCAGGGTAACCGTCCGGTGATGGTGTAGTGATGCCATCCTTAAAATAGATCTGTGGTGCCGTCTCGGTTTGCCCAACTTGGACCACATAGTCAGCGCTGGATATTGTGCTGGTCCCGGTCAACGTCCGCACCGTGACGGATGTGATCCCAATCACTGGGCCTTGGCGGATCCAGATAGGATTGCTGAGCAGATCCTGTTTTTGTGTCAGCGTTTGCGTGGACAAGATGCGCCGGGCGTGTAGTTCAAAGAAGCCAATCGCGCCGGTAAGCAATACCTGGATCAATGCGTCTTCATCAGACGAATCGACCCGAAGGTGTAGCTTTGCATCGGATAGCGTTGGCAGGGCCATTAACGGGTTTCCTTGTTTTTTCTGTTGCTGATCGTTGCGGTTTCAGGCGGCTTTGGTCCAACCCGTTCAAGGATGCCCGCGGCTACCATGTTGTCCGCATCGGCTCCGTCCCAAGAGACAATATCGCCGGGCTTGTACGAGAAGTCGTTGCCCACCATGGATTGCAAAACCTTAAACATTGCGGACCTCGTAAATGTAAAAAGTAGGTGACCGCCTGCTAGAAGTGAGAGCAGACGGCCACCAGGGGAAGGGTGGTTAGAGCTGGGTCAATCGCTTGATTGCAGCGGACTGAACAACCTTGGAATCGCGACGGCCAACCGCAAGGAATGCGGTAGCGTTGCTGGTGAACAGGAACTCCTCAGAGCGCTTGACTTCCAAAGGCCCGGCATCCCGGATGTAGAACTTGCTGAAATCGCCGAACAGCGCGGTGATGAGGCCGGTGGTAATGGCTGAGCTCATGTTGTTGTTGATGACCACCGGATAACCCCAAATCTTGGGAGCAATTCCGTCCCCATAGTTCATGGGAATTAGGTTTCTGCCTTGGCCGTCCTGCAATTTAAGCAGGTAAGTCCACACGGTTTGATGGAGCATAAAGCTCGAGGTGGGTTGATAGGCAGCATCAACGCTGTTAATCAACGACATGATTTCATTGATGGTTATGGCGGTTGAAGATGCGGCGGTAACACCCGCCGAACTGCCAACCGTAACGCCTTGGGGCTGACTGGATCCGGTGCCGGTGGCAAACGCTGCGGCTTCGGATCGCCCGATACGCTCGCCCATAAGCTCACCGATGATGGTGGGCAAATCAAGGCCAGTATCTTGCAAAAGTTCATTGGAGCTTGTTACTACAGTTTTGTAGGAATAAGCGCCAAAGGTCACCTGACCAAGGGTCACATCGGTTGCAGTGGTCGCGGTGTTTTCCGCAACCAAGGCACCGGTGTTGCCCGTGTCGTCCACGGTTGGCATCGGGAGCGAATTGCCCGTAGTGGTGGCGATGACGGTAGCGATAGATCGAAGCGGGTTGAACTGGAGCATCTTGCGCTCAAGCGCCGCAAGAAATCCTTGAGGAATGGTGTAACCACCGGCCGAACCCGTGGTAGACTGGGCGCGATTTTCGGCGCGGCCGCGCGGAATATAAAGCGAACCCTTGAGGTTTAGCCCGCTTCGTTGTGCGGCTCCTCGGTGTTCGTCGGTGGCATCAGGTCCGAGGAACCACCCGCGGAATGCGAGGTTGCTATCGGCCTGTGCCTGTTTGTCGTTGTGATCTCGTATCACGCCTGGCTCAATCATTACTCGTCTCCTTTGGGATAAATAAGAACGGCCCTCAGCCACAGCGGCCTTGGGCTCTTGTTTCGCTTCCATTTCCTCGACGGGAACCACCATTGCCTCAAGGGCTTTTAGTCGTTCGTCAATTGCATCATGAGCAGCCTTGAGCTCGTCGTATAGTGCTGACTCCTCAGGGGTCCACTCACGCAATTCGCCCGCTTTTACAAGCGTTTCGATCTCGGCTAACTTGGCGGCTCGTTCCGCCTGGACTTCTTTCAACATGTCGTCCTCCATTGGCGGTTACCGCCTTCGGTTTTGCAAATCCAAAAAGCGCAAAGCGCGCTCCATAATCGTTCGCGACTGATGGCTCTGTAGTGACCGCTGTGCGGCCTGGGTGCCAACCGGGTAAGCCGGGTCGGCAACGATTGAGATCTCTCTTAATTCCACATCGTGCAAGGTGCGGATTCGGTCGCCTGTGCTCGTGTCCCATGTATCCTTGCGGGTCCAAAACCCAAATGACATTTCTTTGAGATCGCCGCGTTTGATCAGTTCGAGCACATCGTTCCCATAGGTGGTGTCGGGAACTTTCAGATCGAACGATAGCCCTTTGTCGTTGCTCGACAGGGCCAGCGTGCCGCTCCTGGTCGTGCCGAGGAGTAGCGCGGTATTGTGCGAATAGAGCGCCAAGATGTTTGGCGATTCCGCCAAGCTCCGAGTAAATGCGGTTGGGGCAATCTGTTCCTTGAATCCGCCAAGGTCGCTCGATAAAGTGTTGTAGGTTGCGGCAATGCCAACGATTTGCCGGTCGTTGGTGCTTGCCCTGATCTCGTATATCGGCAAGGTCCGCCGTTCGATTGTCATCATTTTGCACCGCCTACGGGTAATGGTTTGACAACGATGCCGCCAAAGATCTTGGCAAGAATGGCAGCATCAAAGGACGGGAACGCCGCTTCGGCAACAGCCTTGGCGGTGCCAACG